CGACATACAGATCCACCACGCCCGTTTTGTCCTCGCTGTAGACGCGCGCATAGGCATCGCCAAAGCTGGCCCCCAGGTACGCCACCTGAAACGCCACTGCATTGAACAGATCGGAAAGGTCGTCCCGCACTTCACGCACCAAATCCGACATTTTCTGATCGTCGTTGAATCCGGGCCGCTCCTCGATGAACACCAGGCTACCGTTGGTCTCATGCCCGCCCAGCGCAGCTGTCACCAGCAGTTGAACGGACGTGGATACAATCGGGTTCGCCTCCATCATCGACCATTGGTCATAGATGGCTTGACGGGTGCGAGCCTTGCGATTTCCGGACGCCATCAAACTGGCGACCGTGGTCATGCCCGCGCCGTATAGGGTGGTATCCGACTGTTTAATGTCGCTCGCTGACGCTGTCTCGTCTGTGTAAGCTTTAGTGTTGCTGCCGAACAGGGAGAAGATGCCGCGTCGCTGCGTTTTGGGATTCTTGGCCATGACGCTGATTGTGCGCCAGCGCCATGGCTTTGAAGGTGGGGAGTTTCCGGTTCATCACTCAGATAGGGAATGCAACCAGCCAAATTGCCCGCTTATCGACTGGGATATACAATTAAGCATGATATGCAAAAACGAAACAGCAGGGTTCGCCATGAGCAGCTTCTTTGATGACCTGATGGAAAGTGTGCAACAGATGGACGAAATCCACCGGGGCGAACGACAGCTGCCCAACGCAACCACCGTTGAAGCGGTTGATGAGTTGGAATCCGGCAAGGGCAAGCGGTTTGAGAGTGCCGACGAGCTGTTCAAGGATCTCGAAATATGAATAATCGCATTCGTACCCGCAAGCCGGTTCACCCTGGCATCGTATTCAAGGCTGATGTTCTCGACCCGCTGAACCTGAGCGTAACCGAAGCTTCCCGAAAGATGGCCGTTGATGCCGCACACCTGCAAGCATTCATTGACGGTAACGTGCCGTGCGATGACGGACTGGCAGGCAAGATTGCCGCCATGACCGAGACGACCCCTGAGAGCTGGCAGGCTATGCAGGCCAGTCATGACCTGCATTCAACTACCTGCAAGTAATCCGCCTATGCGGCGGTGAAGTGCAGGTTGATACCCACTTCGGCCTTCTCGTTTTTCTAAACCGCCTACACGGCGGTGAAGACCCACCCGTTGCGGTCACTGGGCTTCTTGCCATTTCTAAGCCGCCTACACGGCGGTGAAGCTGGAGCAGGCCGCAGAGACTCAGGCGCGTATTTTCTAAGCCGCCTACACGGCGGTGAAGGTGAAGCCGGAGGATGCGGGGCAGGTTGATCTTTTCTAAGCCGCCTACACGGCGGTGAAGAGCTGGGCCAAGGTCACCACCACCGAAGCCCCTTTCTAAGCCGCCTATACGGCGGTGAAGGACGCCATCAAACTGGCGACCGTGGTCATCCCTTTCTGAGCTGCCTACGCGGCAGTGAAGCGCCTGCGCTTGCTCAGCCTGACTCTCTTCAATTTTCTGAGCTGCCTACGCGGCAGTGAAGGTGTAACGTCGAGAGTGGCGGCTTCCATATCTGTTTCTGAGCTGCCTACGCGGCAGTGAAGTCTTCTCCTTGTCGACCAACGCGATTGTCGGCTTTCTGAGCTGCCTACGCGGCAGTGAAGTATTGAGTGCCGCCGGGATGACGGCTCATCTCTTTCTGAGCTGCCTACGCGGCAGTGAAGTACAACAAAATCACTATAATCTCTTGTTTTTGAATGCGCAATTGCTCGCTTCGTGCGTTTTACCCAAAAATACGAGCGATCGCGCATTTCGTTGAATATCAATGCATTGCAGACTGGTCGGTTTTGGTTCATAGCAGGGGAAGCCAGTAAGGCTCCGTCCGGCTGGACAGTCCATACCCGTTCAATACACCCTGCGGCGCTGGATCGGCGCTTTCCATGACCTGTATGCCCATGCCGTAGCGGTGCCCGTTTCCGGTTGATGTCATGTAAATCGTGGGCAGCGTGTCCATCATCGCCAAGCCTTCGGCCCGAAGCTGCTGACGACGAATCGCGAAAGCATCCGTATCCTTTGGTTGTCGGCGTCGATTGGGCAACCTGAACCGGGTGTAGGCAGCCCACTTGCCAACCTCGGCAGGCACTGTGCGAATGCGCATTGGGATCGCAAGCCCGTTAAGTGCTTTGCGGGCCTCGATGGCATCAGCAATCACTTCAAGATGGTCACCTTCGACAGCGAATAGCCGCACCAGCGTCCCCACTTTGCGCTCAGCCCCGGCTTTGCACTCAGGCAGCGCCACTGCCACCGTTCCGGGGTGGTCGTGCAGATGCTTATGTACCGTCTTGACGACTTCTGATGCCAGAGTTGGCGGCGTCATACCCACTGCTGGCACGAGCTTGATATCCATGTAGTGCTTCATTTCATTGGCTGACGCAAGCCCTATTCGGTCTGCGCCAGCATCCTCCTTTGTCGAGTTGAACTTCAGGATTAAAGTGCGGGTCACTCGCCCGCTTCGCCGTACACGCCACCCCTCATCAGGGCACCGATCAGAAACATGCCGTCCGGGGTGTTGGGGTTGATCTCTGCCATTCGCGTTGCCAGTGCAAACGCAGACTTGCTACCGGCCCCTTTGTGCTTGCGAAGCATCGACATAGAATCAAGATTCGCGCCCTCAGGCTCGATCGGTATTGGCCGATGATCATACGCTTCTGCGTCCGGATACCAGGTATCAATGGTGCGCAGCGCATTGCCAATCTTCTGGTCACGCAGTGCAGCCTGCCCCATGCGCCGAATATCACTGTAATCCAGCATGTCATCAGCGGTAGTAAACGTGCGCGACTTGTCGGCCACTCCCAGCTTATACAGTGGCCGGGCAAAGCCTTTGGGCTTTTTGGACACATAGTTCTGTGAGGGGAATACTTCGACCGATCCCGTGAACCCAAGGCTTACGCGCGCTTCAATCGTCATGCCGCCAGTGGCTTCGCCCTGAAGCATGTGCTGAATGTAGTCACCCAGCTGCTGCTCTTCACGGGTGTAATCGCCAAAGGCATTCAGCGGCAGCTCAAGCGCATCAAACCCGTCTATGTTTATGCGCTTGTCCTGCGTACTGGCGCTGATCTCGATTGCTTCGCCCAGGCTACGGTTGCGCCAGAGCCAGCGACCATTGAGGATATTCCGCGCGGTGCGAAGAGACACCTCAGCCAAGCCATCACTGTTGCGGGCAGCGCTCACGAATGCCTCGTATTGCGCCCGCAGCGCCTCTGTTAACGCCTTGTCGGTCTGCTTATTGACCGCACACGCGTGCAAGCCTTCTTGTAGCGGCAGAAAGCGCAGATTGAACCGCACCAGGAAGGCGTCGGCATTCACTTCTGTGCGCGCTGTTTCAGTTACCTGGATCTGCGAGGGTTCGCGCTCCTTTGTGTTATTGATGTTCTGAGTGCCACGAATTCCGTGACGCACAACCGGCAGGGGTACTTCAACCCCGTCAACAAGACTGTAAAATGCGCCATCGCTGATCACACTGCGACGGGTGAAGCTGGTTACACCGGGTAGTTTTGCCATTACTTTAGCCATTGCTGGGCTCCTCTTGATTCAATAAAAAAACGTCTTGTGTTGGCCAGTTTTGCCGCCAAAAGCATGATTCAATCAGTGTTATATCCTGTGTTTCGTTTTGCGTGGGGAAAGCGGATGTTTGCCGGATGCTGACCAGCTCCACCAACCCCAGGAGCACTTCTGCGAACGCATGGGGCAAGCCATTACGCGCGCCAGCCGTATCGACAGGATCTGTTAGCAGGGCATACCCCAGAGCAGCCGGGACCAGCCAGCGACGCCTTCCCTGATGCTCGGGCTGAACGCTTCCATCGGTGTGCGCCAGCAAACGCTCGATGCGCGTCTGTGTGTCCGATACCAGCCAAGGCGACCGGTCGATAGCCACAAAACCACTTCGGCATGCAGCAAGAATACCCGCCAGATCATCTTGCACCTGAGGCTTTTCAAAGTGTGTAATCACGCCACCGGCAAGCCGTGCCATACGTCCAAGAAATTGCGTTGCGGCTGACAGCAGACTGTCGGCATCAATCTGATCTGCGTCGAATGACATAATCACTGACCAGGTGCCATTCATGCTGGCCGTTGGCTGGATCGAGTTGGATGGTTTTTTCTTGTCACCACCCGCTATATCTTTACCGTTGAACGCTGTCGCGCCCCGGAATTGATGCGGATAGTACTCAGTGCCACCCGGTCGGGCTTGGTCAAGGCTTTGATCAGCCAGCAGGTAAGCGTCATGGTGGACAAGCATCACCCCTTCTGGGAACGCACCTGTTGCATGTCCGAAAGCCTCGCCCATGAGCACTGCTGGCATGACAGGACATAGTGAGATCACACCCGCAGTCACCATTGCGTTTGCGCGCTGCACATCCAGTCGTGGAAGCAATAGATAACGCTTGTTCATCTGAAGCCCTCCAGGACTGCACTGGCAACGCGGTGCTGATCGGTAGGGCTCAACGCGATCCGTCCAGACTCGCCGTCACGCCCGGCAGCGACACGACTGGCTGAAAGCAGGCTGGCAAATCGGCGAGCTGCTTGTTTCTTCCACTCATGCCCTCGCGCTGAGGGCATCAACCACCCAGCCTGAAACCGGGCTTCTTCGGTCTCGCCATGCCATGCGGGATTTGAATCCGGCAGTGAAGCTGCGTGTTCTTCCAGTACGCGCCTAGCCTTTCTGGCCTGATTCTCCCAGCTCCCCCATAGAGGCTGCAGATAGGCACGCTCTGCACGCTTGTGCGAGGCAGGCCATACCTTCAAGTCGCGCCCTTCTCTGCGCACGCTGTCGAGGAATGACTTGTAGTCCATGATTAGCGCTTTAGGCAGTCGCAAGGTTAGGCCACGATAAAACAGGCGATGCGCGTATTTCAGGTCATCATTTTCACGGGGCACGCGATCAAACACGAATGGACGGCTCAAGCCTTCATTGACGCGAGAGCCCACGTTCTGCGGCTTGTCTCCGCCATAGGGAAATGAACGCACCCTGGGGATCAAGCCTTTTCCATTGTCGCCCTGCTCGCTCTGGTCGAAGCGCGCGGCGTAGGTGTCATTGAGCAGCTTTGCCATGCCTGCTGCACTGAGCGGGCTTACCGCCAAATAAGCCTCATCCTCAGGTAGTGGCAATAGAATCTGCTTCAGCCGCGACAAAGTCTGTGCCTTCGGGTCGGCAACTTTGCAGGGATGCCGGCCTGATGCTGCATCCAAGTACACACCGGCAACTTCGCTCATCTGATCCTTAGCAAGATCAAGCTCTGGCGGGTTGATGACTTCCTCGCCCAGGCATACCCGAACATCCTTCATCCGGATATTTGTGGGCTTTACGTAATCCAGCTCAATAAGTGCCCCGGTCGCTTTACGGTTGATGTCGTGCAGGTGCGTTCGTGCACTCACGTAAGGCAGGTCAAGGGCCTGTATGCCTGACAGCCGAATACCGCCCCCCGGTGCGTTTGAGTTTGTGAGCTTGTTCGAGAAATGCACCAGGTTGTCCAGTATCCAGTTGGATAGCGCGCTTTGCTGCTCTGAGTTTTTCATTCTTTTGCCCGGCGCTGGTGTCCATGACTCCGCGCCATCCTCCCGTTGCTTGTTCGATGAGCACTAGACTAGAGTTATTTTCATCCTGTGGCAATTCTTTTATGTTTCATTTTGATATATATTTAACGCTATGGTTTTAAGTGAATTATCTTTTTGAGGAGATTGGAACTTGTCATCTGCAACTATCTACCAACAGGACATGATCGAACGCTACGTTTTGCGCCGGACAATCCACACCGGTCAGTTCCGCCGAAGTGATCTGGACGGCATCAGTGAGGGCTCGGCTGCAACGAAGTATCGCCTTCTCAATCAGATGTGCTCGGCCTACAGCAACTTGATTTATCAGGACAAACGCTGCTACCGGCCCCATAGCTATGTCGCCCTGGATACACGAGACCCGAACAGCGCCAACTCCATCCTGAATGAGATCCTGTTTAGCCCCATCACACGGCTGCAGGCTGGGCTTGATATTGATGATGCGCCAGGCGTTGTGGGAAGCCTCAGCGTTCAGTACGGCAAGATTCGGGCGCAGCGCCTCCCTGATGAGGTCGATTACACCCCCCTGCTTCACGCAATGGTGCACAAAAAAGCCTTCTCGGTGCGCTATGTAGGCAGGAAAAAGAATGATCAGGCGCGGTGGCGATGCATCTACCCGGTCGCATTGCATCGCATTGCTGATCAACTGCTAGTAACCGGGTATGACCTTGATGAATTTGATGCTCAAGACGTACTAACCGCCCCTCTAAAGCAATTTGTTCTTTTCCGCATGCTCGAACTTCGCCCCCTCTCGATCACGCCAAGCATTCAGCTGCAGATTGACGCAATCAAAGATTCAGGCATTGGCCGTGCGACGGGCCGCTGGTATGTCGTCTCACTGAACCCCAAGATGACGCCTGACCAGTCACTGGCTGCCCGCCGCGAGCTTGGCCTGGATAGCCAGAACCGCATTCTGTTGGATGATGCGTCGCTATTCCATTTTCGGCAGCGCCACCTGCAACCCAAAGCGGTCACATCTGACTGCATTGATCCGGTGGCTGTGAGCATGGAGGCCATAACGTCATGAATAGCTGGGCCAACCTCGCCTCACTCCTGGCTCGCGCGGCAGGCTTGAGCCATGACATTGGGAAGGCCACTGTGCATTTCCAAGAAAAGCTGCGTGGACAGCAGTCTGCATTGAGTGGTGACCGAATCCGGCATGAGTGGATCTCGGTGCGGGTACTGGAAACATGGCGAGGCATGATGCGCGCCTGGCAGAAAAGTGCCGATGCAGGCAATGCCGCCCCGCCGCCCACATTGAAGGATGCTTGGCACGTAATGGCGGATGATGGCATAGAGCGGCTACCTGCATTTATGCAGCCCCTGCAGCAGGGCCATCGGATGATTAAGCAGACTGTTGTCGCGCCCGTATGCAAGGCTGACGATGTTGTCGATTTTGCTGTAATGACACACCACGGCTTGTTGGGGCCAACGGCGCGATCAAGCCACAAAGACAGATCGGTCATTCCCATGGCGGAGACGCATGTCAGGCCATTCATCGATCAGCCAGTCGATGCGTTTAAGCAAATGCCGTCCGATACTCAGGGCTTCCCTGAAAGCCTTGAAAGCGCGCTCTGGGATGTGCTTCAGCGTATTGATGCGGACCTGCCCGCGCAAGAACACCAGCAAGCGCCTTACTGGAAGGGTTTGGGCATGATAGTCCGAATGGCTCTGATTGCCGCAGATCATCAGGTGTCCAGCCGCTCAATGGCTGGTGACTTAATCGTGGATAGCATGAGTGACCGCCTGTATGCCAACACCAAACCGAATAATAACGGGGTCGGGCGTAAACTTGATCAGCCGCTGGACTGGCATCTTGAGCACGTTGGTCAGGAAGCCGCCAGCTGGGTAGAAAAGCTGGCCAAAATTGAAGGGCTTGCAGGTCTTTCGACCGCTGCGCGCGCACGCCTACATGGCGACAGTACTGAATCTCGCTTTGCCTGGCAGCGGGACGCGGTCAACCATATCCGTTCGCAATATGAGCATCCCGAACAGCGAAACACTCCCCGCCTTGTACTGAACGCAGCGTCCACCGGCACGGGGAAGACGCGCGCCAACCTGATGATAGCCGATGCAATGACAGCACCAGAAGCGCCGTTACGCATATCTATTGGCCTGAACTTGCGCTCGCTTACGCTGCAAACGGGTGAAGCGATTTGCGCAGACCTTGGCCTGCCCAGGCAGCAAGTAGCAACCGTAATGGGGGATGCCTTTCTGAAGGCGGCACACGACACCACGCGTGCAAAGCTTGGCGCTGTGGACGAGGATGAGGATGAAACCGACACGGCTGATGGGCGCGCGATCTGGGAGATTGGTGGCAACGTGGATCCTGCTTGCCCAAAGTGGGTGCGTGAATGGGCTGAAACCTACGGCGGCTGCCGTTCAGAAGAAAAAACGTGCGCCCTGCTCGGGACCCCGCTTTTGGTATCCACACTCGACTACCTGATTGATGCGGGTAACCCCGGTCGCCAGGGCCATCATGTAACGGCGGCTCTGCGCGTGGCAGGCAGTGATTTGATTCTTGATGAAATTGATAATTACAGCCCTCAATCCCTAGGTGCGGTGATGCGACTGATTGAAATGGCGGCCCTGCTTGGGTGTAACGTCATCGTCTCCAGCGCGACACTCACGCAGGGATGTGCTGCTGCAGTGGTGCGTGCATTTGAGGCCGGTGCGCACATGCATGGCGCCATCAATCACCACTCGCATGTAGGCTGCCATATCACGCTGGTAGACAACTACCAGTCACCCTCAAGCCATACAGGGGCTTCGGATGAGATTGAGCCAATCATTGCGCAGTGGCTTGATGGGCTTGCCGACCACCTACACCAGGAACCCTGTTATCGCTTGGCGTACATACAGACCGTTGCTGAAGGCGAAACGCCAATTGATAGATTTCAACACTCGATCAGCGCCGCAATACAACAACTGCACCACAATCATGCATGGTTGCACCCATCAGGTAAGCGCGTCTCTTTCGGCGTTGTCCGGGTTGCCAACATCGAACCTTGCGTAGAGATAGCTACCCGGCTGCAGAGCGAGCCAGGCTACCGGGTGTCGGCTTACCATTCTGAGGATTTCCGGTTGCGCCGATGGGTGAAGGAAAGCGCACTGGACAGGCTTTTTAACCGCAAGCGAGGGAACGAAAACATCTTTCAGGATGCAGAGCTTGATCATATGATCCGACAGGCTCCGGAAGAAGATCTGGTCTTTGTAGTTGTGGCTACGCCAGTGGAAGAAGTCGGTCGCGATCATGATTTTGACTGGTCTGTGATTGAGCCGTCCTCAACGGCATCCATTGTGCAGATCGCGGGGCGCGTCAATCGACATCGACGCCTGCATGTCCAGGCACCCAATATCGCCATCCTTGATCGTAATCTTCGATCATTGAAGGGGTATGCTGACTGCTTCAGGTATCCGGGCAATGCGAAGATATACACTCACAACGATCAATCAATGGCCGCACTACTAGCCGGTGCCAGCGGCTGGCAGGCGGCAGGACTTGTTATAACGCCTACGCTTGTGTTCGGTCACAATGGTGCAATGTGCGCTTTGGCGCAGGATGATCAGAATCAAGCCAAACGCATGCTGGCTGAAGCTGAAGCGCAGGTTATTACAGGGTGCGCCCCATCGAAGACAGCACTTGCATGGCTGACGCGTCGTCACTATATCGATTTCAATCTTCGGCACGATCCTCAACCAACAGTGCGATTTCGCGCCCGGTATGACCGGCATCAGAACCTGTATTTCGAGATCCATTCACCTGCCTTGAATGAATCGGGATTGGCGCGAGATTGGGCAGAATGGCACGTAACGGAAGATGTTGAGATTCGCCCCAACGACAAAGTCGGCTGCTGGGATATGCTGTCGCCTTCGCTTGATCAGCTGCCAAGGATTGCAGCAGAAATGGGTCTGGATGAGCACGCAAGCATGGAGATATCGTTGCGAGACCAGGATGGTGTCACATTCGTGATTGATGAGTGCTTTGGGCGCGCCAAAAGCGTAAGACTCTGATCCCGCCTATAGCCGGTCGAGTGACAGGACACCATGCCTGTCACTCGATACCTTTAGCATCATCAAGAGTCAGGCTCACTCAGAAGCGTCTCCACCAGCTTGCCTGCCTTTGAGCGAGGGCCGAACACCTTGGCCAAACCACCGGCATCCTGTACGGACTTGGAGTTTTCCAGCTCGCGGATATGCTCAAGGGTGCGGTTACGGTCGACAGTCAGGCTGCGCTCGATCAACTTGTGCGCTTTAGGTGCGGCCCATTTGCGGGTTTCCGCAACCAGCGCGGCTTTACCCTCCTCCAAATAACCCAGAATATGCCCGGCCTGTTGGGTAATGCCGCGCAAGTCCGAGCCCAGTGCTTGTTCTACCTGAACCTCTTGGGGGCGCATCTTGTAGAGCGTTTCGCCTATGCGGTCACGCTGGGCCTGCAACTGGTCAACGCGCCGGGTGTATTCATCCATGTGCCGCTCATTGGCGCGATTGTACTTGCCCATGTCGCGACCACTGCGGCCAGTCACAATCCAAGATGGGTTACTGGTGCTGAAGCGCGCATTCCACTGCGCGAACTCCGCTTGGGCCTGCAGGTAGGATTCGATCAGCTCTTTGGCCAGTGCCTGCTGCTCCGGGGTATCCAGCGTGTGGTTTCGCTCGACCAGTTCATTCAAAAGGCTTTCCGCTTCGCTGCGGAGTTCTGCATTGAAGTCGCGGCCACCAAATACATGATTCGTGCGGTTGTAATCATCTATCAGCTGCTGCTCAATGGCCGGCACCTCCAGTGCGAGGCCGTGGGCAGCTATTGTAGACGCACTGCCTTCATCGGTCGGCTGACCTTCATCCTGAGATTGTGCTATATTGATATCAGAGGGTTCCGCTCCCTCTCCGGGACGGGCAGGTGTAGGCCCGGAGTGCGTAGCGCTGGTTTTGTCATCCCCCTTGCCAGTGGCATCGGAATCCTTATTTTCTTCCCACCCTGTCAGCAGCCATGCATTACTACCTTCCCGCTTCACCATGATTGCAGAGTACTTGCCGTCTGTAATGGTAGCTTGGCTCACATCTTGATGGTGATGGGTTAGTGTAATCTCGCCTGTAGCGACCACTTTTGCCACTTCCTCTGCCACAGCGGCAGCCTCCTCCAGGCTCAGGCCATCCTTGCGCATTCGTGCCTCAAGGATATGCGCCACACCCTTGGCACCTTTGCGCTTACCGGATGCAGTCGGCTCCTTGCCCTCTTCGCCCCAGATAAAGTCAACCGCTCCGATATCGTCGCGCACGACAGCAGCAAGGACATCAGCCTGTGCCTCAATCACATCGTGCATGGCAACAACGGCGCTTGCGACAGGGTCGACAGACCGCTGGCCTTCTCGATAGGCGGCGCGTCGATCCTCCATGCTGACCAGTTGCCTCAGCTCCTCTGGCATGACCTCGCGCCCTACTGCCTCACGGATCAGCGCCACCACGCTGCCCGCCAAATTCCCTGCAACAGACATACTACGATCTGGGTAGTCACGCCCAAGCTGCCTGAATACGCCCAGAATGGCTTCCCGGTCGGGATCATTATCTGATTCAACATCGTTGGGTGCATCAAGCTCGCCCAGCTGCTCACGCAGGCTCAAGGCTTCTTTGGCCAGTTGCAGGCGCTGGACAATATTGCCAGCCCCCGCACCCAGCGCCAGGATATCTTTGCGTACCTTGGCCAAAGCGCCGACCAGGCGGAGCCTGGCAAGCGTCGATTTAGCTTTGCTACTTTCGGTAGCATCAAAAAAAAGATTCATCAGTCGTCCTTAGAGGTTGGCAGTGGCCTGCATAACGGCATTTTGATAGACCATGGCGGCCTGCTCGATCAGGGTTTCCATCTCGGCATCGCCAGCGTGACGACCGAAGATTTCGCCCAGCTTATCGGCGATATCGGACGCCAGCGGATCGGCAATGGTCTTATCGATGATGGACTGCAGGTAGGCGGTATCGGCCTGTTTTTCAGGTTCCACGGCTTGCTGATCTGGCTCAGTCATCGGCTCAGGCTCCATTTGCGATTCTGGCTCAGGCTCTACCGGCGTGCTGAACATATCCAGCGACTCAATGGCGTATTCGCCTTCACCGTACTCCTTGTCCAGCTCACGGTTGGCGGCGGCAATGATCTCTTCCAGACTGGCTTGCTCGCTATCACCGAACATATCCACGGTCTGGCCTCGCTCGGCTTCTGTGCGTAGGAACTCAGCCATGGCACGAAATGCCACACCCAGACGCTTGCTGCTGCGGTTGTTCTGGTTGATGAACAGGGCCATGGCGGCAGTAGCCGGCGGGATATCGCCGAACAGGCCGCGTTGGTTGACCATTTCTTCGACACTGGCACCCTCGGAGCGCGCAATACGCACCAGGTTGGTAGCATCGATGATGGCCTGCACGGCCTGTTCATTTAGTGAAACCTCGACGCTGTCCACCAGCTGAGACGCCAGCGCACCGGCACCGTCCTGATCGGCAGCTTGGGCACGGATAAACTCAGGCGCAGCTGCATTCAGTGCATTGATCACGTTCGCTACTTCGGGCTTGCTGACATCGGCGGCCATCTCAAGCAGGCGGTCGTCGTTGTAGGCCTTGGCAAAGATCGCTGCTTGAACGCGGGATATCAGTGACGCGGTCGGAGCGCCGTCGCTTGTCAGGTACTGCGCCGCTTCGGTGTCGCCCAGTGACTGCATGAAACCAGCCAGGAAGTCGCGGTTGCCAGTGGCCAGCAGATCGCCATCGTCTGACATTCGCGCAATCAAAGCCTCATCAATACGATCTGCATCAGCACGGGCCTTTTCGGTGGCGGTCATACTCAGCTTGTCATCCTGATTGGCTTCAATGGCGAATTCACGGCGATCAATGGCGGAGGTACGCACGCGAACCAGCACCGGGGCCTTCATGCCGCGCACCTTGTCGGCGCTCAGACCGAAGAATTCAGCTTCTTCCATCAGCCATTCGCGGTATTCATCTGCCTTGCCGGAGCGGTATGCTTCCTGAATCGCCATGGTGCGGCCGTTACCAGATTCCACTACGCCATCAGGACCCACAATCGGTGCGCCGGTGTCGGCACGGCGGGTTTTGCCCAGGCTGTCTGGGTCAAGCTGGTTGGCGGTCTTCTTCACCCAGGCGATAGAGGCGTCACGGCCACGGTCACGCGGCTGCAGCTCTTGCGGGTAGTCAGGGTTGGGGTTGCCTGCAGAATCGTGCGAGGCGATCAGGCTATCAGCTTCAACCAGGGTAAAGCCGGTTTCGATCTGCGTGCCTTTGGCGGTTTTCACCAGATTGGTCGCACCTTCGGGCTGCAAGCCTTCTTCGACTGGTTCACCTGCATCCTGATCAGCCACATCGCCTATCGGGTAGAGTTCTGCAACGGGCGCATTCATCTGCATGCCGCCCACCACGATCACAGCCGTGGTTTCATCCAGAGGGCCGCGATAGATGCCGGTCAGCGTGCCGTTATCGTTGCGCCATTCGACCTCATCGCCTACTTCGAAAGAAGGCGATGAGGGTTCGCCTTCCTCTGCCCTGGGTGCATCATTGATCAGGCCTCTCAGGTAGTACGCATAGTTGCTCGCGTTGACGTAAAGCCCGATACCGCCTGTTGATATAGCCTGCTCGTTCTTCTCGATCTGGCCATTGATCCACTTAACCGCATCGCTCTGTTTGGCGCCACGACCCACCACGCGACGGGGAGTGATTCTCTTTGCGCGCAGGTCTAACAGCATCTGGCGATATTCAGCAAGGCTGCTCTCGATTTCGGCCAGGCTCATGCCTTGGCGTGCACCAGCATTGATTTCCTGCATATACGCATCAGGCGAAAGCGGGGAGAGGCCCATATCAACCGCTTCGGCGTACAAAGCAGCATACAGATCGGAATTATCATCCTCACTGCCGCTCACTGCAGTTTCTGAGCTCTCTTGCTCAACATCAGCCGCCAGCGCATCCACCTCAGCCGCCAGCTCCGCCGGGGTCTTGCTCAGGTCGTCACGGATACCATTAATCGTCATACCGGCAACGTTGGCACCGGCGCCCACCTGAATCAGGTCGAATACCGCCTCTACGCCATTCTTCGACAGGGTTTTGAAGCGCTCGCCTTCCCAGCCCAGTTCGCGCAGGGCGTTACGCACTTCGATCATGCGTGTCTGGAAGAAGCTGTCCAATTGGTCCTGAACGGCAGTCAATGCAGCCTCATCATCCATAATGGCGGCGTAACCTTCTGGGGTTGTGGGGTCGGTCGATTCGCCTACCTCAGACTGGGAGGCGATCAACTCAAGGCCCCGGCGCTGATCGTCAGGGTGCTGCTGCTTGATAACATCGCGCGGATCTTTGCCAGCGCCAACCTTCAGCTCCAGCGCTTGCGCCATGCGCTGCGCTTCATCATCCGAAAGGGCATCAATGCGCCCATCCAGCTCTGCATGCGCCTTAGCAAGGTCGGCCTCAGCTTCGTCGGTACCGGCATTGGAAGTCTTAACCGCTTTCAGGGGCTTGGGGTCAAAATACAGATCCAGCTCGACGCCGTTTTTGGTCAGCTCATCGATGCTGATATAGCCCAGTTCGCCACCTTGCCCCATATCGGCATAGCCGAAGGCCTGCTGCGTACCGCCCTGAGCGTCTTTTTCGGTAATGAACCAGTCGGCGCTGTTCTGGAAGTAGTGCAGGTAGACGGTGGCGTTATCGCCCTTGCCGTCCTGATCGTAGGTGGCCGCCATGCCTTCGATTATGGCCGCAAGCGCCTTGGCGCGATCGGCCATACCGGCACCCTCTTCGCCTTCGATGGCTTCAACCATGGCGCGATACTGGCTGCGGCTCAGAAACTTGCGGAAGCTGTTCAGTGCGGCCATGCCAGCCGCTTTAACCGCCTTATACGGAGCCATGGCACGACTTTCAGCCTCAACCTTGGCAATCTCAATCTGGTCCTGCAGGTCTGACAACTCATATTCCAGATCAGCGATCTCGGTGCGCAGGCCTTCGATCATCTCCAGGCGTTCGGCGCGCTTGGCATTGGCCTTGGCAAAGGCGGCGCTGTTCTTTTGTGCCAGTTTCATAATGCGGCGCGCCACTTCACGAATCTGCAGGTCATTGCCGCGCTCAGGGGCCACCACAATGGTGATATCTTTCTTGTTGAGCAGCCATTTCCAACTGATCATTTCATCATTGGGGGCCAGCTTGCCGGGGGTGTTGTCCGGGTTGTGGAAGTAGACACTGACGGTCTGACCATCCTGTAGCTCGAATACAGCCGCCACTTGGGCAACACCGTTGCGCTTGAACGGATCAGACACCTGCATGGCCGCCACGCCGTAGCCATCAATGGCGCGATCCATGGTGCGAGACAGGATATCCATCTTGCGCTTGAGCTTTGAGAACGGGGATACCAGGGCGTCAAAGGCGAATTGCTCAACGCCTTCTTCCTGCAGGATTTCATCAAGGGTAACGCTGTCAAACAGCAGGCCGTCCTGGCTGTCATGGCGGCGCATACGGTAAAGGAGCTGATCGAGCGACAGGCCAACAGGCTCGTTGTGCTCGGTCCAGGCGACGGAGTGGTTCATACTGGCCTCAACATGGTGGGTTATGTAAGGCCAATGTTACGGGGCTGCGCGACCGGAAAACCGGCCCTTTTCCTGCTATCCCCCGGCAAACACGTTGGGCGAACCGGCGGCCACAGCAGAACCGCACGCCACGGGGTCGCCGACACGCCCCAGCGGCTTACCATTCACCATAACGGTACTCGAACCACCCGATAATACGCTTTCGTGGCAAGTATCAGGGTCGCAGTGACTGGGCCAGGCATCGCCCACTCGATGCGCCGGTATGCCGTTGATCAGCACATTGGGGCTTCCGGCGCTACTGGGCCTTGGCCCGAATGCACCATGACCTGTGCAATCATCGCCTTTACGGGTGACGGCGGGCATCCACCTCCTCCTTCAACCGGTCACGCCCGGCTGTCCAGTTTTGCAGCACAACACACTTATAAGCAGCCGTAACGGAATCGCCATCTGACAACAGTGCGGTGACGCTCAGGGTATAGCTTCGCTGCTTGTCGTGACTGGGTCTGAACTCCACTACCTCCTCGGCGGCTTCCGGCAGATCGTCCCACGAAAACACGCGCACAACCTGCCCACCCGCCCAGTAGTCAATGAAGTCGATGCCGAATAAACCGGCCAGGCTTTCGCTCGAAACGGTCACGCCTTCGGCATCGGAGTTGATGCTCAGCACATCGACTTCGGGCGCTGGGCTCAGCGCGACTGAGTACCCGGTGACCGTGGGCGCTGGCTCCACTGCCGCCGGGTCAGCCTCGATGGTGCAGGTGATGCGAAAGCTCAGACCTGTAGCCGTCTCCTGCTCTGTGAACAGAATGCCGGGTGACGGCGACCAGACAGCATCAGCCATGTTAAGCCGCGTTCAGTTCAGCCAGTTGCGCCTTGGCGGCAGCTACTTGCGAGGTCAGCTCGTCTCGACGCTTCTGGAGCGCAACCTCCATCTTCGGCGCCGCTGTTTTGACGCTTGAGGGCAGTTTCACTTTCTGGCGGGCCAGTTTCTTCTGGAAGACAGCACGGCCACGGTCCATCAGTGCGACCATCTCCTTGATCGCCTTGGCATGATCATCCTGATTGCGGATCGGGATCACCTTCTTGTTCAACATGACCTGGAAGATATCGCCGGTCTCCTTGATGCGCAGCGCAATGGTCTGGCTGTCATTGAATACCAGGTGTAGCTCACGGTAGCCCACACCACTGGTCTTGCGGATAGTTGAATTAACGTCGACTTGGGCGACAGTGGCCCCAGCCTTCTTGAAATGTTTAACCGCTTCACGCGCGGCTTTGTCTTTGGCGCTCAGATCATCGAACGAAAACAGCAGATTGGCCATGAGAATTCACCTGTTAGTTTAGGTTTATCGTACCGGCCTTGAGCGTGATATCGCTGCCGGTGATAACAAGAGTTGAGCCGCCGACTTTCAGCGTGATGCTTTCGGCAGCCTGCTCATAAATAGTGCCTTGGGATATGGTGCGCATCTCGTTATCGATCAGCAGCTCCATGTTTTTGTGATGCCAGCGCCGCCAGTCTTTCGAGTTACCCTGAGTCGGGTTGCGCCAGCCGGTGATCAAAGGGTATCGCGGATCGCCCTGAATGAACTCGATCCATACCAGGTCGCCGGGCAATATCTCGATCTCAGTCATGGTGGCATGGCGGGACTTGTCGCCAATCGGGTATTCGATTTCAGCGATCATGCGCAGCTGCGAGCCGTCCGTCTGACCGGGAATCTCGATCTCGCACGTCCGACTGTCCTGATCGTAGGCTGTAACCACTGCCGGCCACTTGCCGTACAGCAAACCGCTGCCAAGACTCACTGCTGCAACCTCCCAAGCCAGAGCTTTGTGTACTGTTGCGGCGATTCGCCATCGGTACCTGCCTCGAACACGCTGGCCGCCGTGATAACCGCACGATTACCAGCGCCCTGCACCTCAACCAGATCACCGGCAGCAATCACGGGCGCATATTTGAAGCGACTGACACGATCCACGACCAGGCAGGCGGTCATGTTGCGCAGCGTGGGCGCATTGGCCCCTTGCTGAAAACGCACTGCGCGGGTTTTGGTGCGGTTGCCGAACACGAACTGCCCGTCTGCATCCAGGCTGTAGAAGGACGGTATCTCATGGCGTTCTCGGAACCCTGAATCCACCGTCTCTGCATTGCCTGCCGGTACGGTATCGACAGGTGACTGCTGGAACAGCCCTGGCAAGGATATGAACGCCAGTCGGCCATTACGCCAGCGCACCACGCCGCCTGCCTCCTGCAGCGCACGGGAAATGTGGTAGCTGGGCACTTCGCCCACCAGGCAGGTGTATCGACTGACGGCAAAATCCCCTTCGATGCCGCGCAAGGTTGCGCCTGCAGCCCGGTAAATCTCAGCCAGCGTCGCACCACGCTTGATGATGGCGTAAGGCTTGATGAACGACACCTCCTTCACTGGCTTCAGGATGGCAATGATGCGCACGAATGCCGCCTCGGATTCACCCTGAACCCGTCCGGACGGTATGACCTCTGACTTGACGATCTCCATCTCGTCATTGGCATAGGTATGAATCGACCGGCCAACGGTAAAGTAAGGCCCGCTTTCAGCATCAATACGGATATCCGCCTCAAGTGTCAGCGGAACTGGCACCAGGTCGGAACGCAGTACCGCGCGACGGATAAAATCGCCACGAATCGGCTTGTCAGTGTCATAGAACAGCTGCATCGGGCGTTACACCGTGATGATCGGAATGCAGAACACCCGGCGCGGCATATCGGCTTCCATCTGGGTAATATCGTTGCCCACTTCTGAGCTGTTACGGCCGAACACTTCCGCCCCCATTGACCGCGTCGCCTCCATTTGCAGCGCGCTTTCGCGCTCCACATACAGAAGGAAGAGCGGGCGTATTTCAGCCCACTCAGACACGGATATATCGATATTGGCGGTGATCGGCTGCCCGAGCTCCGGCGGGGTTTCCAGCTCGGCAAAGCCTGCATAGAACTCCACCGCTGCCAATGCCTGGGCCGTTACAGACTCAGGTGGCAGAATGTTGGCCGCGCCGCGCTCTTGCAGCAGGAAACGATCAACCAGCTCAGACAGCAGCGCCATCAGCGGTAATCCTTGGAGTTGCCTTCGATCAGCTCGCCGTAGTAGTGGTAGAACATAGTGCCGCTGAAGGTCAGGATCTGGGTGCGGTTCTCCCAGTCACGGTCGGCGTCATCGATCTGGATAAAGGCATCAACAATACGCTTGTAGCGCAGGTACTTGTCCGGCGTGCCTTCATAGATCTTGGCATTGAAAGTGCCGCCCTGGGTGATAAGCTCCACCAGCATATTGTCGATAGGCGCATCAACGGTTTCCAGGAAGGATACCTGCCCCTGCTTGTTGGGCTTGATCTGCTGCGGCTCATAGATCGGTACGCCCAGCGGGGTCGGCACCTCAATTTCACCGGCCACGGTGGTCACGGGCCACGGACACTGCTTGGCCAGCAGGTACATGCCCTCGAACCCTTCGATCTCGAAGGTGTAGTCGGAGTTGACCACCTTCTGACCGAGGGCCTTGGTCTTGTCGTAGTACCCTCGCAGGTACTGGTTAACGGATACGGTCATAATCGGCTCCACGTTTGGATGATCGCAAACCCCAACGCGAGCGCGCCGGGCAGTATCACTCTACCCAGCGTCATGCTCCACCACTGTGCTGTTTTTCCAGCCTTATGCCGCCATGCCGGTACGATCCTCTTCAGATATGCGCTCGTACTCAGCCGCCATTCGGTGGTGATAGCCGTGCCTCCAGTAGGCAGGGCCATTGTAGCCGCGCGCAAACGCAGTCCAATCCTTATCCTGGAGCGCAGCCTGCAGCGTCCAGTTGACCTGTATGAAGCGCACAAAGGCATCCAGGTGATCACCCTCGGAGCGCTTCATCAGCGACACGAATTCATCAATTGAGCTGTATCCCAGCGCCTTCCAGTGGTAGCCCATGATCTGAAAGGCGCCCCAGGAACACGATTCATGCGCGCAATCGCGGTCGATCTCGATGGCAGATGCCAGTCGGTCATATTCCCTCAGGCCGCCGATATAGCCACCAGTTGCGGTATTGACCAGGCTCGGGGGCAGGCCCTCAACACTGATGCCAGCGGCCAGCAATCGACGGCGCATAATGTGGCGCTCATACAGAATGGCTGGCTGGCCGGCAGCAAAGAACCCGTCGCCCCGGCTTTCGACTGCATTCACCGCCCGTATCACGGCCATTTCAACCCCCAGTTCTTCGGCGGCACGGTAGAGATCCTTGTCCTGCAGCAGGTAATCAACACGCACGCCGGATAATGCGTTAAGCGTCTTGCTACCGGCGATACCGTCCACGACCAGCCCCATGTAACGCTGAAACTCCCGCACGGCTCGCTCGGTGGCAGGTCCGAAGTGGCCGTCCGGCACCAGCGCATACCCATTGGCGCCCAACTGGCTCTGCAGGGTGCGCACATCAGCCCCTTTGTCACCTATTCTCATGATGGTCATCGTCTCGATCCTGCTATGGTTTTCACAATGGCGCCGCACGCGCGAATGACGTTGTTCAATCGATCGGCAATACCTGCCTGCAGCTTCAGCTCACCCTCCTTGCCCTTTCGCCAGTCAGCAAAGGCCTTGCCCTCGAAGAAGGCATACGCATCGCTGTGCGGCATTCCGAGGGCGTCCGGCAGGGGCGTTGAGGCATACAGGGAAAGGTTATGCGCGATCATCTCCATGCTCTCGACCCATTCGGCGCGCAAACGCGGTGATGCAGGTGCCAACTGGAAACCTGGCCGGCGGTTTTGCCGCATTGCCCTCCCTGTCGGCTGGCAGCACGACAATGCCGCTACGATCAAACGAGATGGTCAACAGGTGCTGTAGCTGCTGCGTGCCAGCATGAAAGCGTTCCAGCAGTTGGATGAATACGCTCTCAGGGTATTGAGCAAACACGCGCATACGCTCCAGCAGCAGCGTATCCAGCTCCCCATCTTGCTCCGGCAGCTCTATGCGACCATTGGGAACCAGCTGTGCCGCCATCAGACCTACCTGCCAATGCGCGTACCCAGCAATGCCCTCAACTTCGCCTTCCAGCCGCTCAATGGCATTTGCCATGCGTCCGGTTAGGGGCCGGATGGACCATTTGTCACCCTCCACTTCCCCCAGGTCAAAGTGATCACCGGGGTAATCTTCGCCGCCAATCAGGTAGTCAGAGTAGCGCGCATCACCGCCTGCCAGTGCGAAGTCAGGGCCATCATCAAAGGTGGCCGACATGTAGTGGCAGACCGCCATGGTGCGCTCTTGCACCGTCCAATCGTCAGGGTTTTCAACGCCGTCAGACTGTTCGATAACTGCACTCAGGAAGAAGGACGCAGACGCCTGTTGCAGGCGATCCGGAATGGTCGCCAGCGCAATGGCGTCCTTCATTGATATCTCTTTCATTTGCACCGTCAGGCGCTTTGTTCTCAGTGGCGGGATATTGATCATCAAGCGTTCCTCATGGCCATCCAGTCTGCGCGATCCTTACCGGTCAAGGTCGCCAGCGTGACAGGCACTTTCATCTGCGTAAAACGACCAAAGCGGTCAACCGGGCTTCCCAGTGGCACGCCAACACGCTCAATCACCATCGGCGAATAGGTGCGACCCTTGTAGGTCAACGCCACCAGCGCCGGAACCTTTGACGGAAAGGCCGATTCAATCATGCCTTTGTCGCTGGTCGCATAGTCGATCACGGCGGTAGCCAGCGTCCCCTCGGGGGCCAGGTACTCAGGCAGAGCCCACTGCACCAACTGATCAATCGGGGCCTCCACTTCACTGACCGGATCAGACCAGGCACGGAACAACAGCTCACCCTGGATGCGCAAGGGCGGCATGCCATTGAAAATCTGTGTGCTGTTCAACTTGGTCATGCCCGATCGGCCAATAGCCGCCTTGGCTGCGCCTGAAAGCCCGTCAAATATGGACGTATCCAGCTGCTCACCGACTTTTTCAGTGATGGCAGGGATTGCGCCGGACTGCAGCATGCTACTCAGAGCCGGGGCGGCACCTTCGGCACCCGCACCCTCAAACGGGGATTGCCAGTTCATCTCAAGGTCAAGCTGCACATCTTCAACAAACGGGGCCTGAATCTCGATTTCACCCACCGGATTGCCTTCGATATCCACCTCATGCAGGCTTGCGAGCAAGTGTCGGCTCAGGCCGTCCCACTTTGACCCCATGACCCCCATCAGCACACCAGTTCCCTTCTCAGCCATTCGCTGCAGCCCTCAAAAAAGGAGCGGCCCGTATGGACCGCTGGAGTGTCGTTTACAGACCCAGCTTGCGCCGGACTTTCATCGACTTCATGCGGCGCACCTTGGCACCCGCCGAACGCGCTTTACGCTGCGCCTTGCGGATGGCCACTTTCTGCTTGCCGCTCAAGCGCACGTTGCCGCCCACTCGCTTGTTGATGCGCACCTTCTTGCCACCACGCACCGCCACTTTCTTGCGGTAAACGGCGTCAAAAACGGCTTCCTGCGCCTCTTCACCGAAGACAAAGTTATCCATTTCATCATCAGTGGTGTCCGCTTCCATGCTGGCTGAGGCCAGATCATGCACACGCACGGCCGCATCGGCGTCCCACTCGTTCAGCAACAGGTCAAGGTCTTCGTCATCCACGCCCATCATGGACAGGTAATCCCAAGCGGCTTCCAATGCTGACACCATGACCTCCTGCTCGTCGTCTTCCAGCTCGCCCTCTTGATCGTCATCGGCGATACCGACCATCAGTGCAAGCAGGCGATCGGACAGCTGTTCGCCATCGTCCAGGTCGCCATCTTCAATCCATTGGTTGATCGCGGCTGCCGCTTCCATGCGGACCGTCATGGTTTCGTATTTTGCAGCTGAATCCATGGCTGGCTCGATGGCGCTATCGAGCGCCATCTTGCGTGCTTGGGCCTGCTGCTCTTCGTCCATCAGGTCATACAAATGACCACGCAGAGCATTGCTCATTCTGAATCTCCTTAACGGTTCAGAGTCTGTGTAACAAAGGTCTGACGGTTGGTGCCGTCATAACGAACCCAGTAGCTCACGTCCATGCGGTCGTAAGGGCTGGCTTCATTCGGTGCCACTACGAAACGGAACGCTGCGCCACCCATGGCAGGATCATCAGAAGGCACGATCCAGTCTGACGCCTCTGCACCTTCGAACAGCACCTGCAGGAAGTCGGCAGTGCGCTTGACCGCCACCTTCATCGGTTTCTGCAGCGCATCCTTGCCAAAACGAGTCACGGCATCATCGATGCTGGTGGACATATCCACCACGGCGATCAGCTTCTTCAGCGAGTTGGTCACCGGTGCGCAGGTCAGGGAGTCGCGCCACACGTAACGACCGCCGCCAGTGTAGGTTTCGTGGATCACCGGGTTGATCTTGGCGCGGGCCAGCATGTCCAGTTCCTGATTATCAGGGGTATAGGTCTGGATGATGCCGGTGCGATCAACCTGCCATTCACGGCCTGCAACCGGGTAGTTCTTCGGTGCAAAACCCTTGGCATTGGTCTGAGCGTTACGCGCGCACGCCTTGGCGATGTTCAGGGCCGCGGTACCGAAATAGCCCTTGGCATTGATACCGGAGGGGTCATTCGACTTGAGCGGAGCCCAGAAGGCATGCGCAAGGTGCGCAGAGGTGTTGGCAGAGATGTTCATCTGCTCAATCCACGCCACCGCCTCTTCCGGTGTCAGATCACCCGGCACGTCGATGCGCAACTGACGGTTGGTGTTGTGCATCAGATCCAGCAGAGAGGCCAGTAGGGTTGCAGACTTGGTACCGCCGGAGGCGATATACGCATAGTTGTACTGTGTATCCTGCAGCTGCTTGGCGGCGCGCTGGCAGTCTTCCACCGTGTAAACAGTGCTACCTTCGGTGAAGTAGAGCTGCACATCAGACGTTGCCCACTTCAACTGAGTGCCGTTGAAGCCATAGGCATCAGAGGTCGGCGCAATGCTGGTGGTTTCGCCTACCATGACTTCGAGCGCATCAGTGCGCAGCTCGATCACGTCCGGCAAGTAGATGGAGTTGCCGGTGTCGTCCTGGGCGCCGGGAACCAGCGAGCCGGTGTACTCGGACAGCACGTCATCATCTTTGTCCAGAAGGCGAAGCGTGATCACGTCTGTTGCAGAATTAACACCGCCAACGCGGTTTTCATCAGCATGAATCGCAACCTTGATACCGTCATTGAAGCAATCAAGATGCTTGATCGCCAGCAGGTACGGCAGGGCCGGTTCAGTCTCGGATACAGCGAAGGACAGCGCGCCGGTAGGCTCCTGGCTCACTTCGTCCAGCACTTCGGTCACAACGATCCAGTTCAGCTTGGCGTCAGCAGTATGCAACCGACTGACAACAGCGGTGTACGCGCCCTTATTCAGCGCTTCTACCACCTGCACCCAGGCTTCATTCTGCGTATTCACGCGCATGGATTCGCCCTTACCCAAACGGGTACGGACATTGCCTGCATTGACCGTGAAAGCACGATCGATACGGCCTCGGGTTGCCCGCATGGCGATACCAAACATCTGATCAGCATTGCTGCCACTCGGAAGCTCGGAGTTGTCGCGCAACGGGTTGAGCTGAACGCCGGACTCGGCACCCAGCTGGCGTACAAAAGATACGGCCATCGGTTAAACCTCTCTTACTTGGTTGCCGGTTTGCGGCGTGTAGTGCT